AGCTCGAACTTTCAGCGGGTCACCAATTACCTGCCCGATGATGTCGAGGTCATTGAAAATCACAAACAGCGCGGTCTCGCCATTGCCGACTGGAACCTCCCAGCGGTCTCCGCCATATTTCGCAACGCGAACATAATCGCCGGGTTTGCACCAATCTCCCTCAGGCCACGCATCCATCGTGTTTCGATTACGGAATGCTAGCGGCCCAACGGAAATGACTTTCGCCACCTGCGTGTTCCACTTCTCCGTATCCTGCGTGCCTAAGTCAATGATGATGCCACCATCGGTCTTTTTCTTCGGCGTGCGAATTTGCACCAGAACGCGGCTTCCGAAAGGCTGAATCCCAGCTTCTACAGCGGGAAAAGCATTCGCTAGGGCGTCCTCATTAGAGGTCGTTACCACCTGTTTCCTCCTCATCAATCAGTTTAAGAAGCACATTGATTGCCGCCTCGTAGCCTGCTACGAGACCCACTCGATACCCGTACTCAAAGGCATCGCGTTCTATAGGCCGCTTCAAGGCTGTCAGCGCAAATGTCTGCTGCTCGACCTTGAGGCGGTTTAATAACTTGGTTTCTAAATTCACGCAGGAGTCTTAGGCATTGGCGGTGCGCTCGGCAGATTCTGCCCGTCAACCTTTAAGCCCGCCGCCAAACGATGCTTCTGCTTTACAGCGCCATTGTTAAGGTCAACGGTGCCCTGTTTAGGTTTATCTCTCACAATATATCCTCAAATTATGGGTTGGGATTTATGCCCGTGCCAGTGCTAACAGAGAAGCTCTCTCCGCTTAGCATTTCAGCTTGCGCTAATTGAAGCGCGGTTTGATTATCTGCTTCGTTCATCTGTTGTCTAGCTTGAATTTCCTGCATGGCCCTTTGGTCTGCGGCCTGCTGGCGCATCTGTTCTTTTTGAAGGTCAAACGCCGCCGCCTGCTGCTTAGCTTGAAGCTCGGCTTGTTTAAGCTGTACATCCTGCTGAAGCTTGGCTTGGTCAAACTGCATCTTCTGCTGGCTAACCTGACTCTGCTGTTGCAGCTTGGCTTGTTCAGACTGCGAGCGCTGCTGAAGCGCCGACTGCTGAACCTGAGCGTTGATTTGAGCAACCTGAAGCGAATTGTCTTGCGGCATCGGCGGCCCTGCCGGCGGAGCAAACTGCTGAGCCTGCTGAGTGATTTGCGCTAGCTCTTCGCCAAATCCGCTCAACTGCTGCTCGATGAATTGCTGAACCTGCATGATGATTTGGGTTTGCTGAGTCGGGTCGTCCTGAATCATCCCCTGCTTCCTCGCCTTCACCACTGCCTGATGAGCCTCGACCATGTAGTAGTTCAGCAAATGGTCGCGTAGGTGCGTGGCCATCGGGAACAGATAGGTTTTGATGATGGCGGGGTTGGCGCCAAACAAATTGGATTTCAAGAACGCCATGTGCGTCATGATGTGCTGCAAGTGGTCTTGCTTTGGCAGCACAAAAATCGGCTGGCCCATCGTCGCCTCAACGTTCTCGCTCGCCGGGTCTTTGTTTTCCTCGCCCGGCTTTGGCAGCAACACCTCGGTATCGGGAACCTTGAGGTTGCGAAGAAACATCTGCTCAACTTTTCGCACATCGTAAAGCTGAGGCAGCAGAGCCGCTCGCTGAACAATGGCCTGAGTCTGAGCAAAGCGCTGGGTGTCGCTAAAGATTGACGGGTCGCTGACCGGCACAACGTCCATCGGGCCATCAAAGTCAGACGGCTCAATCTCAAGCCCTGCTGATTGCGCCTGAATGTCGTCCTGCGTCAGGTACGCCGAATTGATCCGATGCAGAATCTTCAGGCACCGCGCCATTGAGCTGTGGAGTCTCGAGTGAATGCTGCTAAACACGACCATACCCTGCTCAATCAGGGCCATCGTCGTGCCGACCGGCTGGTTCGGATTCTGGTCGGCTAGCTTCTCAAATGTCGTCTGCACAACGCCCTTGCCGGCATCCACCAAAAAGCCCAGCAACTGGAACAGCACCGGGCTGGGGCCGTTGAACGGCAGCGGCATGGCAATCTTGCGAACGTCGTCCACCAGTGCGCCGCCCTCCATCTCGACAACCTCGGTCGGCTGCACGTTGATTGTCTGGCCACCGGGGCCGCCCTTGAGCTTCAGGAGCGTCGGCACGTTCTGGATGTGGGCAGAGTCCAGCAGGGCACGCAGAGCGCCTGTGGCGGCTCCTGAGAGGCCTCCAATCATATGCGTGAGGCCGATGGGGTATGCGCCTCGCCACGGCACGAACGGGAACTCAACAATCCAGTCCAGCTCGCGACGCATGTCGTCGTCTGGCTCCCAGTTGCGGTACAGGGAGAGCGCCATCCCGCTGGATTTATCAACGCTCAGGATGTAAGGCTCAATGCCGTCACCAAAGTCGATGCTGGTGTAAACCTCGAAAATGGTTCGCAAACCGTCCTCGTTATAGGACAGCTCCTTTCGGCCTTCGATTTTGTCGTTGGCTATGGACGCCTTGCTGAACTCCAAGCTGGATGGCGAACCAATTTCGATGTCTCGGTACATGCCGGACTTTACGCGCCGAGCAAATTCCATTTTGGTGACGTACTGAACGTGCGTCTTTCGCTCGGCCGTGTAAAAGTTCGTCGCGGCAAACGGCAGATAGATGTCATCAATTGGGATGAATTCGGAGACCGGGCGCTTGTTTCGAGCGTCCCACATCATCTTCATGTACTGGCCGCCGCCCAGCGGGAGCTGCGTGCTGAGCTGCTCCAGCTCGCCGCGGAACTCCTGCATCTGCTCGGTCGTCTGCCAGTTCATGAATGCCGATTTGCGGTCGGCCTTCTCCATCTTCTCCTCGTCGTGTTCGCCCAGCACCTTGGCCTTGACCGGGCCGCCAGAGGGAAAAATTTCCTTCATGAATCGAGCCGAGAAATCGACGCATGCCTCAATCAGCATCGGATGCACAACCTTGTTGGCGCCCGAGAACTGGGCGCCGCCCGGCGCGTCGTCGCCGAGGCCAGTGCGGCGCAGGCCTTCTTCGTATTGCTTGTCACGCTTCTCGCGTGCTTCTTTGTCGCGGTCGATTTTGTCTAACAGGTCGCTGACCGCCTCGGCCAGCAGGCCGGGGTCAACCTCGTCAACGATGTTGTCAAAATGGTCGAGGTTGTCTGCGAGGTCTGCCTCATCGGCAAGGCGAATCATCGCCCCGCCGTCAGGCATGTCCTCAACCTCAGCCAAGTCCTCGTTGAAGTCCATCACCTCACCGGCAAGGGTTTGGTCGTCTTCGTCATCGATTTCGATTTGCTCGGCCATTAAAAGTCTCGCTTGTAGGTCAGCATAATTTTCTCGTCAGGAACCATCCCGGCTCGCTCCCAAGCCCCCGGCGGCGAGCCGCCGTCCGGGGAGTAGGCCTGCGCATCAAGGCCAAGCATTCCCCTGTACAGGGACAGGGGCTGGTTCTCATAGGATACGCCATAGCGGCCGGCAAGCCCGGGAAGGCCGCCAAGCTCGCCGTAGGCTCGGCCAAGGCTTGCGCCGCCCCCTGACTGCTGCCAGCCCGGGCCTCGCGCGGTCATGCGGCCACCGCCACCGCTGGCGCCCAGTTCTAGCGTGGCCGAGCCAGCCGGAATCTGGAGAGACCCTGAGCCGCCACCGCCAAAGCCGTGGCGCGAGTATCCGGGCGCCGTCATCGAGTTAGTGCCAAACCCGACATCAACTCTGCCGCGCGGTCGGCGGCGCTCATCCTGTCGCAGCTCGCGCAGAACGTCGTCGCCCTCGTTGAGGTCAAAGTCGTTGACTTCAAATTCGTCGGTAAGCTCGTTGGGTTGGTAGACGTTCATTGCCCGCTCCGGCTCGCCGGCCTCGGCGTACTGGCCGGGGTTGTCCGACAAGAACGCGCCGATGATTGAGTTCAGCCGATTGCGGTCGGCGTCAACTACGCCGCCTTTGGCAAAATTCTCTTCGTCGTCCAGATCAAAGTCTGGCAGAACGTCGTCGCCCTCGTTGAGGTCAAAGTCGTTGACTTCAAATTCGTCGGTAAGCTCGTTGGGTTGGTAGACGTTGTCTTCAATAAGTTCGTCAAGCTCATATCGCTCAAGGCCGGTGTTGTACCCGTCATCAATGTTTTTCCACGGGCCTTGTGAGCGCAAAAAATCTTGAATCATTGGCTGGTATCTTCCCGCTGGCGCTGCGTTGGATTTGCCCTTCACCTGTAAAACTGAAGGCCTCGGCGGGTCTGGCAAAACAAAATGCTTCACTGCCTCGTTGTAGATTTCTTGATCATCCGCGACGTAATTCGCGTGGCCCTGAAGCGGGGAGTCAGGGCCAAAAATCTCATCCCTGCGCTTGGAAGGGATACTGTTCCAGAAAGAATCCCAGTCGCTAGAGCTTGGCGGCTGAACCTCAATCGTGGTGTGGGGAACGCCTCTCTTGTCCCTAAGCGAAAAAATTTGAGTCTGTCCTCTTGATACAGGCTCGCAATAACCGCCGACGCAATGACTCATCCGAGTCCCTTCCATCTTCAGAGCGCCTTCAAGCTCCGGCTTGTATTTGGCCATATGCGCTTTTTTGGCGTCACTCATAGCCTCTAGTTGCTCATCCAGCGTTGAGCCTGCGTTAATGGGAACAGAGTCTGTTTGCCTTGGAATGCTCAACTGAACCCAAGACAAATCGCTCTCTGGATAATCCTTAATTTTTTGAATTACCGGACTATTCGCAGCCTTTTCAAGCATTGCTTTTTCATGGGCAAGGTTTGCGTCTGCAATTCTGGCAATTGCCGCATCAACGCTCATGTTTTTGAGGTTTTCTGGCTTAAGCATAAAGCTATCCGGCACCCCAGATGCTTTCATTTCTCCCCTCTGCCATCTGTGCGGAAGAAGGTTTGACATTTGGCGCATTAGCTCACCTAGTTGCAGATCAGCCGTGCTGTCCAAGCCGTACATCGGGGTTTCTGGGCTTAAATTGTTTGTCCAAGGATTTGCAGAAATTATGTGCTTGTTTATGGCTGCCCCTTCTTCAGGGGAGTTGACTAGAGGGTAAAATCTAAGGTGGTAAAAAGACTCGGGGTCTAAAGCGTTTATTTGCTCAGACGACATCGGCGGCCCGCCGCTATAGTCTTTTAGCCCTCGCCATCCTTCTTCGTTAGCCCTTTTCCTTATGCCCCCGATGGTCTGGGGAGAGATTGCGGTGTCAGCCGCAACATCCCAAAGCCTAGCAACCGGAGAGGTTCCGGTTGTCTCCTCGGGCATTCCTGCGGCCCTTCTTCCCGAGTTTGCGGTTTGTTCGTTTAACCCAAAGTATTCACCCCCCGGCAACTCTCTTGAGTTTGTCTTGAAGTGCAAGGTTCCTTCTCTGAGGTTTTTTTCGTAGTCCAGCATGGCGCCTTCAATAATTTGCTGGGCTCGTGTTTCTGCATTTTGAATTGCAGTCTCCCAAGTTCCGCGAGGCATTCCCGGCCTTGGGCCTTCAGCTCGCAATTTATCAGCATGCTCAGCGTACCTATCCGCTTCCTTGTAAGCGGCATCACGCTGTCTTGCAAACTCCTCGGTTCGTTTTTCAGCGAGCGCTCTGACCGGATCTCCCGGCGTTGCCAAGTCGTTCTGGAGGTATCGAACAAGCTGCTTGTTAGCCCAGTCATTCAGCGCTTGGTCTTGCTCAAGTGCTGGCGCGTGTACTTCTAAAAACTGATCAAACGTGTCGTCCCACAAGCCTGAACTGGTGTGTGGGCTGCTTTCGCTGCCGAATCTTTGCTTAAGGTCTTTTACCTTGTCTAAATAATCCCTCGGAGAAGGTTGTAGCTGATAAATGTTTCTCGGATAATTGCTAAATCTATCTACCCCCTCCCACCATTCTTCTCTGGTTATCAATCCTTGATCTTCCAAAGCGTCCATCTGCGCTTTCAAGGCAGCATGCGCATCAGAAGAAACAGGATTGATTTCCCTAGCAACCCTGCTCGCCGGAGTCATTCTGTTGACATCTATCGCAGCTTCGTATTCTGCTAAGTTGCCGTTTTCCGAGTCTTTCAATTCTTTCAAGCTGGGTAGGTTGGTAGTCACCCAGTTCCCGCCCTTTTGCTTGATGACTCCGAGTCCGCCAAGCAGCGGTGCGGAGGCCTTGACCGCGCCGGCAACCTTGCCCAGTGCGCCAGTCGCCGTGGCCAGCGGCAATGCCCCTGCCATGTCGAGCGCTTCAGAATTGATCTTCCAATCGAGCGGGTTGCGCGAGCGGGTGTTGGCCAACACATTCGGCTCGCCCTCTGCCATACGCCGGGCGGCCTCTGGCGCCTCGCCCATGATCATGTCGCGCAGAAATTTCCCTCGCGGATTCTCCTTCGGGAACAGGTCATAGGCGGCGTCGAGGTAGGGGCTGACGAGGTCGCCAAACTGCATGCTGAGCGTCGGCGGCAGGCTGCTGGCGTAGCCGTCAGGGGTAACGCCGCCCATCTGCTCCTCGGCGCGTCTGGCACGCTCCTCGGGCGTTGAGAGGCCGCCCTCGGCGTAGCCGCCCAGTTTGCGAGCTGCCGCAGCATCCTCGATGTACTGGCTGATTTCGTCGATAGCCTCGTCGTCCATGTAGCGGCCTATGTATGGCCCATTGGTCTCAATATACTTTGCCTCTGCTTTTGGCATTCTGGCTTCGTAGGTTGGGCGCCACAGCAAGTGTGCGGGAATCTGCTCTCTAAACCCGCCAAGCACCTCGCCGTGCAAATTGTTCTTGTAAGACGGGTGAGGGAACAGAGGATTCCTATTAACTAGGTTCCCCAAATCAGCCCTGCTGATGACATAGCCGGCCATTCTGGCGTCAGGATGAACGCCCGGATCATTGAGGGCGTTCCCAATCGCCACCATGTCAGGGAATCCCCTCTGCTGGATTGATTTAGAAGCCACATAATTTTTCATGAACTCGCCGCGCAGGTCGAAAGACATGTCGCGCAACTGATTGGCAAGTTTTTCTGACCTCATCCCCACAAAATTTGGAGCGATCTTTCTGGCGCCCTCATCAAACAGCTTTACTGCTGCCCGATTCAGCGGCGAGCTGTTAAGCATCTGAGCCAGAACGTCTGAGAACATAGTGTTTGACTGTTGAGCCTGTCGTCCTTGTCCCGTAAAGACAGGCAAAACATCAGCGCCGCCATGTTTTTCGGAAAGCCCTCTCCAGCCTGCTGCATATTTAGAGACGGCGCCTTTGTCTGAAGCCCATATAGCGTTCGGATCTTCGTTATAGCGCTGATACAGGCCAAATCGCGGGCCACCCATTAGCTCGACTGGGCGATCTAAATCAAACTGCAAGTCTCCAATCAAAATCGACTTGAGCCTGCGACCGGCGTCCGTTTGGTCTCCATACAGCGGTGTCAGCACCGACCCCCTCAGCTCATAAGGGTCGATGAACCTCGGAATGTCCACGTTCGGAACAGTCGGCTCGCTGATGTGTCCGTAGTGACTCATCGGAAAGTTTGAGTCGTTATTGATGAAATCCTGCTTGTATTCAGGATTCCCTCTTTTTGCTCCTGCGGGGTGCCGCGCTAGGCGCGTAAGAATCTTTTTGGCGTTTACAACAGGATTCACAGCATTCCCTCGTCAAAAAA